GCTTTTAACGACTGGAAAGCAGAAAAAGGACAATTTAGAAGAGGATTAGATAAGAAGCGGTCAGAGTATGCAAGTCAATTTAGTTTAAGGAAATCATATAATGAGATAAGGCAACAGATGGTAAACTTATAGTAATAAACCTATAAGATTATGGCATTAAACACAATATTATCACATCCAGACCAAGACTCTTATGTAAGCATTGCTGAAGCTAATGATTATTTAGCTGTTAAGCAGAATTATTCACATTGGGCTGGGTTATCCACAGTACAAAAAGAAGGTTTCTTAAAACAAGCCGCTTTGCAAATGGATCAACTAAGGTATAAAGGATATAAAGTATATCATACAGATAAAGACTACCGTAGAGAGCAGAATTTAGCCTTCCCAAGGGTTAATATAGACAGGTTATACTATGGCAATGTAAGCAGTGCAACTAGCACCACAGTGTCAGTTTTGCAGTTAGGAGGACAGCAGTATTTAGCTGATGATGTTTTAAATGGAGGAGTAGCTGTAATTAGAGAAGGTACAGGTAGAGGGCAGGTAAGAGCTATAACAGATTGGACAAGCTCTACAGGCACAGCAACCGTGTCAGGGTGGGATATACAACCAGATACAACTAGCCAAGTGTTATTTATATCTCCAATAGATAAAAAGATAAAGAATGCACAGATAGAACAGGCATATTTTTTGAGTAGATATAAAGATGAGGATATATTAAATATAATCTCAGGAGTTAATTCATACAAAATAGGAGATTTGTCTGAGACTTATGGTACAGATAGTGTAAGGTTTGCACTAGTCGGAGGTATGCCATTCTCCCCTCTTGCTAATCAGTTATTACAAGGCTTGATTGATACAACAGGCTATATGACATACTAGTATGATTGATTTATCCAGATACTTAAATCAAGATATAGAGTTAAACACTAGAACTGCTTATAATAAGTATGGGAAACCAACTACTACAGTTACTTATATTAAAGCTAGGTTAGTATATGCTAATAGACAAGATAGAGGATTACAAGCAAAACCCTTAGATTATGATGTAGAGGTATGGGTATATCCAGACACAACAGTAGCAGTAGATGATACAATTACAGCAGATGATATTGAATTTAGAGTGATAGAAGTCCAGATATTAAGAGACAGGCTAGGGAATATTCACCATAAGAAGCTATTATGCCAAAAGTATGTCTAGTATTAAAATTAAAAAAAATACATTAAGCAAAAACTTAAAAAAGCTTCAGACTATAAATCCTATGGATGAATGGGGTAGAATATGTGCTGGTGAATTGCTTAGATTGTCTAGGTTTGTTGTGCCTTTTGCTAGTGGGAGATTATCTCAATCAGGGTTTTTTAGACGAGAAGGGCAGTATTGGATTACAGGATATAATACAAAGTATGCAATGTATCAGCACGAGGGTATGAGAAGAGATGGAAGCCGAGTAGTTAGAAATTGGAGCAATGGTAGGAAAAGTAAATACTTAGAAAATCCATTAAAAGAGAATATCAGCACTTGGAATAGAGTGGCTCGACAAGTCTTAGCAAGTGAATTAAAGAAAAAACTATGACATTACTTACAGATATAGCCAATTACATAAACAGCAATACAAGTCTTACATTAGGGACAGATTTATTTATAGGAACTTTACCTGCCAATGTAGATAATTGTGTTGGTATATTTCAGTCAGGGGGTGTAGAGCCTACTACATATTTAGACATAATAAAACCTACTATACAAATTGTAGTTAGAAATACTAATTATGAAACTGCTCAACAGTTATCTTATGAGATATATGATAGCCTACATCAATTATATGCTCAGACAATGGGAGGGACTGAAATTTATACTGTATTTGCCTTGCAAGAGCCTACAGATATAGGGGAAGATGAAACGGGTCGAGCAGTGTTTACAGGGAATTATGTGCTTGAAATAAAAAATTAGGCAACAGATGGTAATATAAGAATATAATTAATTTATACGAATATGGCATTACAAGACATCAATGTTGGATACGCTACAGTCACTTGGGGAGGAACATCTTTAGGTGAGACCGAAGGAGAAGTAAGATTAGAGGTTATAACTCAGAGAGTTATGCAATCATCTGATACTTATGGAGTAGAAACTCCTTTTGATATGATTGAGGTAGGACGACAATTAAAAGTTACAGTTCCTATGTCAGAATATAGCTTCTCAGTATTACAAAACATAATACAAACTGCAGATACAGCTGGAGGGAAATTAAAGATTGGAGAGACTGTAGGAGCTTCAACCAGAGCATTAGCTAAAAAATTAGTTGTCCACCCTGTTATTAAAGGAAGTGATCTAAGTTCAGATATAACTTTACACAAAGCAGTTGTATCTTCTGAGACAATTGAAGTTTCTTGGTCAAATGACAGAAGTCAAATAGAAGTAGAATTTATGGCTCTTATTGACGCTACAAATACAGATGGTATACTAGGATATATCGGAACACCAGCTTAATCATAAATTATGGCAATTAAAGCATTAACAATATCACAAGTATTAGATTTAACTCAGGAATTACAACCAATTCTTGAGTTATCTTCACAAATAGATCCAGAGAATGTAGCACAGTCAACTATGGCTACAATTCTAGGTAATCTTGAAAAGGCTATCCCTGTATTAGTTATCCTAAGTGGAAAAACTTACACAGAAGAGCAAATCAAAGAGATGAACCTTGTAGAGTTGACTAAGTTAGTGGATGAAATCTTAGAAGCTAACGGAGTGCAAGAACTGCTGGGTTTATTTACCAAAATCAGCCAAAAGTTTCAGAGCCAGAAGTAGAGGAATATCCTCCTAGCTTGATGACTTTTACCTATGAGTTTATGGCTCATAACTATTCGTATTCAAAACAAGAGACAATGCAACTGACTATCCCAGAGGCATTGTTTTTTTATAAACAAACTCAGAAAAGACAAAAGATTAAAGCGGTAGATGAAATCTCTAAATATGAGATATTATTAGCTATTGCAACTAATCCACACATAAAGGCAAGTGAGGCTAGGAAGCTACCTAATGAGTTTAAGAGGATCAAGATGAAGCTAGAAAATAAACAGGCAAAACCGCAAGATATAGAAAAGAATTTGGATAGATTGAAAGGACTGCTAGGGAGTAGATAGGCAACAGATGGTAAGATATAAGTAATAAATTAACATATATATGGCATTATCAGCAGGAGCAGTAGTAGCACAATTTGATGGAGACTTCTCAGGTCTTAATAAAGGTTTGCAACAGGCACAAAATAAAGTAGAAGGGTTTACTGGTGGACTTAATAATGCTGGAAAAAGAATAGGGGCAGTTTTTGCTAGGATAGGGACTGCGGCTCTTAATGCTAGTAAAATAATAGGAGTAGCTGGAGTTGGATTTGCTACTTTTGGAATTAAAACAGCTGGAGAATTACAATCATTATCTGCTAGTTTTGAAACTCTTACAGGGAGTGCAGAAAAAGGTCGTAAAGTATTTATGGATCTTAAAAAGATGGGTGCTACTACTCCATTTGAAACTAGAGATTTAGCTAAAGCTACTCAAACAATGTTATCTTTTGGAATATCTGTAGAAGATAGTCAAAAAAATCTTAAAATGCTTGGAGATATATCTTTGGGAAATAAAGAAAAATTGCAAGGATTAACATTAGCTTTTTCACAGGTACAATCTACAGGAAGATTAATGGGGCAGGATTTGCTTCAGATGATCAATCAGGGATTTAACCCATTGCAGATTATATCTGAAAAGACTGGGAAATCTATGAAAACTCTTAAGAAAGAGATGGAAGAAGGAAAGATAACCACGGAAATGGTAGCTGATGCTTTTAAAACTGCCACCAGTGAAGGAGGATTATTCTACAAGGGGATGGATAAAGGAGCACAAACTCTAAATGGTACATTCTCAACTTTGATGGACAATATAAGCAATATGGCTGCAGGGTTAGTAGGGCTTGCTGAAGATGGAACTATTGTAGAGGGTAGCTTATTATCTCTTGTACAGAAAGGTGTTAATTATCTTAATGAAAGACTTGGAGCAATAAATTGGGCAAAAGTAGGTCAGGATATAAATAACAATATTGTTACGGCTATAAACAATTTAAGAACAACTATTGAAAATTTAATTAGTTGGTACAATCAACATAAAATAGCTATTGAAGTAGTAATGGTGACACTTGGATCTTTTGTAATTAGTTTAAGTATTGTTAGAGGAGCTTTGTTGGCATATAACACAATGATTGCAATATCTACAGCTTTAACAGGTGGATTTGCAGCTGTCTTGGCTTTTATCACAAGTCCAATAGGTTGGATTGTTATTGCAATAGCCGCCTTAATTGCTATAGGGTACACTCTATGGAGAAACTGGAGTTCACTTACTGCTGAGGGGACATTTTTAGGAAATAAAATACAATGGGTAAAAGATAGATTTAATCAATTAAAAGACTCTGTATTTGGACTTATCCAAGCATTAGGAAATATTAGAATGCCCAAAGCATTAACAGATATAATGGACAAAATGAAAGGGTTAGGAAATATACCTGGATTAGGAAACTTTTTGAAAGGCAAAATACCAGGATTTGCTGATGGTGTTAGAAACTTCTCTGGAGGATTAGCTGTAGTAGGTGAGAGAGGCCCAGAACTTGTCAATCTACCTAAAGGGACTGATGTGTTTACTAATGAAGAAAGCCGAAAGATGACAGCTGGGGGTGGTGGTATTACCATTGAGACTATGAATATTAAGAGTGGAGTAGACTGGGAATTAGGGGCTTCTTATATGGCACAAAAATTAAGATTATCATAATATGGAAACTTTAGCATTTAATGGAATTACAGCTACAATAGGAGGTCAGTATCATTTAGCCAATATAGAGGGGCTTCTAATTAGTGGGCTTGAATTTGCCTCATATAACATACCTCAAAGCAATAAGGCAGGGTTTGTATCCAATTACACTCATAGTAAGGTGATAAGCATAGATATAGCGGTCAGAGGTACAGATATAGATGACTTTTATATCAAAAGACAGGCTTTATTAAAAGCTATATATCCAAACACTAATCAGATAGTAAGTTTTGCTTATACCACTGAGGATAGTCAAGTTTATACTTTTGAGGGATATCTTAGAACTGGTGTCAATGAAGGTGAGAGGACAGGAGCATATCAGACTATAGGTTTCTCAATATATGTGCCTTCTGGAACGATTACTAATGGAAACTTAAACTCTATTACTCTTGAACAAGCAGGAGTGCCGACAGGGGCAGTTTTGCCTTGGACATTGCCTGTCTTACTAGGAACTGTATCAGGGTCAGGAACTTTAGCCAATGCTGGGAATGGATATGCTACAGTAGATATACAGATTATAGGCCCTGGTGAAGGGTTTACTATTCTTAATCAAACAACTGGGGATATCTTTAAGGTGGACGGATTAACTTTAACCGCTGCGCAAATTATAGAAGTGTTTGGATCTACACAAACAGTCACTCAGCAAGGTGTATCTATTTATCAATTTGTAACATCTGACTCTAACTTTATTACTTTAGCTCCTGGAAATAACAATCTTGCATTATATGTAGATAGTGGAGCTACTTCAGACACTAAGGCAATAATAACTTGGTATAACACTTATGTCGGAATATAAATATATCTTATGGGATTATAGAACTGGGCAGAAAGAAATCTTCCCAGAGGTGATGAATAGACAATATTCTTATCAGCTTAACCGAGCAGGTAAGGCTAGTTTTACTGTACCTATCACAGTTGAAAGGTTACAACGATTTGATATATACCTTGGGGTGACAAGACTGCTTATATATAGAGAAAATGTTTTAATATGGGCGGGGGTAGTATGGGAAATACAAGAGGGTGCTAGTGATGATGGGGATGTGACTATACAATGCACAGAGATATTCCATATATTAAGTGAAAAACGGTATACTTCTAACACGTATACCGCTACAGATGCAGGGACTATAGCTTGGGGGTTGATTAACACTACACAAGGGCTTACAGGTGGTAATTTAGGGCTGACACAGGGGACAATAGAGACTACTCAGAATAGAGATAGACAGTATTTTGATGAGAGTATAGGTGAAAAGATTATCCAATTAACAGAGGTAATCAATGGGTTTGACTTTCTTATAACTCCTAGTATAAAAATAAATACTTTAGGTGTATTTAATGTATATGCTAAGAGAGGATCTACAATCACAGATTTTAGATTAGAATATGGTGAGGGGTTAAAAAATAATATACAATCTTGGAGCAGAAAAAGGACTTTATCAGATATGTTTAACAGCATAGTGGTAGAAGGACAAGGGTTAGGAGATGCAAGGCTTACATCTACACAAACTGACAATGTTTTAATTAATGCAGTAGGATTATTAGAAGGTAGAAAGCAAGACAAATCGGTAACAGAGCAAGCTACATTAGACCAGAAGGCAGATGAATATATTAGAGTCCACAAGACAGAACAACCAATTTATGATATAACTCTTAATAATGCCTATAATGATTTTGGTAAGTACGATGTAGGGGATATAGTGCCAATTAGAATAAAATATGGTTATGTAGATATAAATACCACTATGAGAATATATGGCATAGATGTTAGAGTTTCAAATGCAGGAGAGGAAAGCATAAAGTTAACAATATCACCTATAATATAAAATATATGAGCACAAGTATACAAGAACAAGATTTAATCCAAACAATAAAAGACTTACAGCAAAGAGTAAGTGATTTAGAAAGACAGCAAAGGACTATTGCTACAAATACGGGAGCTAATGTAGCTGGTGATAATGTATCAGTAGGAGAACCTGTTTTAGGGCCTAATGCTTCTGGAATAGAAATAAGAAAAGATCTTATTAGATTATATACAAATAATCCTAGTGGAGATATAACTGCTCAAATGGATATAACTTGGGATAGTTGGACAAATGTTATAAATATTCCTTTTTTAACAGCTTTACAGGCTCAACAAATAGTTTTTGTATCAGTTCCCGCAACTACTACATCAAGTGGAACAACTGGTGAAATAGCAGCTAATACCACTCATTTGTATATATGTATAGCAACTAACACTTGGAGAAGAGTAGATTTGACAACCTGGTAGGCAACAGATGGTAAACTATATCTATTAAGTAATAATATAGATATATGGCAATAGATGTAAGCTACAGAGATACATATACAACTTCAGCAGAGGATTTATCTCGTACTAATAGAAATTTTATTATAAACAAAGGTGTAGCTTTTGATGGAATGAAAGTCACCCAATCAGGTACTCCTGGGATGAGTGTGGTAGTAGCTCCTGGGACTGGGTATTTTTATGGATCAGGTAGCAATGCCAATGTAATGTATGAGTTTTATTCAGACGCCAATGAAACTGTAACTATTGGAGCTTCTGGAGTACAGGCAAGAATAGATATAATCTGTCTAAAAGTAGATGC